ACTTTGCTAGACGTAGAGATTTACAACAACAGCAAGCGCAAGATGTAGCAATGCGATCTGGTGCGTTTGGTGGCTCAAGAGGAACTATATACGAGCAAGAAGCATTAAGACCTTTACAAGAACAAGAGGCTAGAACAGTTGCAGGTTTGCGACAGTCAGGATTTGAGTCAGCACAAAGGGCTGCTGAGTCTGACATAGCAAGACAACAACAAATGGCCATGCTTGCACCAGAATTAGAACTTAGAGGTAGACAACAACAAGCTGGTTTACTAAGCGGTTTATTAGGCGGACAAACGCAAGCACTAGGATTACTTGGTGGTTACGGTGGTTTGGCCAGAGGACTAGAGCAACAAGGCAGAGACTTTGACTTCAGCGAGTTTATGAGACAACAACAATACCCAGCATATCAATTAGGATTGCTAGGACAAGGGCTTGGAATGATGCCTAAACTTATGGGCCAAAGCGGAACTACTGAACAATTTGCATCACCATTAAGTGTTGGTGGAGACTTGTTAGGAATGGCAGCAGGATTAGCTACAGGTGGCGTATTTGGTCCTTTATCAGCAGGTGGTGTTGGTGGAGCTGCGGGTATAACCCCACAAATTAATATGCCATCGTTCTTACCAGGCGCGGGAACAGGATTACCAGGAATTTAATTATGGCATTTGGAAAACCTAGAACACCTCTAACACCAGAGGAGCAAGTTGAAAGAAATAGAAGGCGTGCTATAGGATTATCTGTAGCAGCAGAAGCTTTTAAACAAGGAGATCCTGTTGGTAGAGCTTTAGGCTTAAGGCAACAGTTTGAACAGCAAGCGCAACAGGCTGAGCAAAAAGCACAAGAGCAAAGGATGTTAGCTTCTATGACTCCAGAGCAAAGACAAATATATAATATGCAAAAAATGGGATTACCAGAATCATACATAAAGTCAAAGCTTTATCCAACTCAAGAAAAAAAAGGTACACAAAGATATACTGTATATGACAGAGAAACCGGCAAGCCGATAAGATCTATATCTGCTTATGACCAAGTAGCAATTAATGAGGCACAAAATAATCCAAAGGAACTAATTGGATCTTTTGCTGGATTGAGTGAAGATAAACCTTCAAAGGTTAATAAAAGCGATTTTGTTGTAGATATATTAACTAAAATTAGAAGTCATGTTCCAACTGATCAAAATCCAAAATATAAATTAACCCCACAAGATATACAAGTCTTAGACACTATATCCAATACAGATCCTATGAAGCAACTAATTAGAAATTTACAAATGGGATATGTAAACACGCCAGTTCCAGAAGTAAACACGCCAGTTCCAGAAGTAAACACGCCAGTTCCAGAAGTAAACACGGAAACTCCTGTTAATGTTACTACGCAAGAAGAGTTTAATAAATTACCCAAAAATACAAAATACATTTTTAACGGACAAGAATACATTAAGGGACAATAATGGCTAAGAATCCATTTGGAGATACCCCGCTTAAGGAAAAAAATCCATTTGGAGATTCTCCTTTAAATCAAATAAGCCCATTCAAAACCAAACAAGAAAAGGTTGGCTTTGGTCAAAATTTATATAGAACTCTTGGTGGAGCTGCAAGAGATGTCGGCGTGGCAACAGCTGAGTTGCTTTTACCAAAAGATAGGTTCGGCCCATTAAACGTTGCTAAAGGCATAAGAGAGGGCAAGACTTTAGAAGAGATGGCCACAGATCCAAGCGTGTTGGAGCAAGCAATAAAAAGCGTTCCTGCAGTTCCTGAACCTACATATCCAGGTGGCAGTATCGCCAGAGATCTTGCTGGATTTGCAATACCCTTTGCTGGCATATCAAAACGAGCTGGCCCTTTAACTGGTCTAACCACAAAACAACAATTAGCAAAAGGTGCTGGTATTGGAGGCTTAGCAGAGCAATTTGCTTTTAGTCCTTACGAGCAAAGAGTATCTAATTTAGTTCAACAATACCCAGCTTTACAAAATCCTATAACTGAATTTCTACAAGCAGATCCAGAAGACAATGAAGCAGTAGCTAGATTTAAAATGGCTGTAGAAGGAGCTGCAATAGGAGTGCCTTTTGATTATTTATTAAGGCAAGTATCTAAGATTAAAATACCTAGCAGACCAAAAGCAGAACAGCCGTTTGTAGGCCCTAAACCAGATCCATTCATAGGCCCGCGACCAGGAGCTGTGGTTGAGTCTCCAATTGTTGAACCAAAAATAGAAGCGCCTAAAAAAAGACCACGCGCAAATAAAATGCCAGAAGTATTGGTAAAGCCAAAACAACCAAAAGGTATAAAAAAAGTAAGTTCTTTATTGCAGGGATCTATACCTAGAAACGATCCTCAAATAGAAGAGATAGCAAGAGCTATGGGAACTAGTCCCAAAAAATTATCAAGTTACTACAAAACAAAGAAAGCTCCAGAAAGTGTTTCTGCTACTGGAGAAGTTAAAGTTAGATCAGATGCTCTTGAAATTTTCACAGAAAAATTAAATGAACTTCAAATGGCACCTCTTGTTGGCAAAAGAGGATTTATAGATGAAAGGGGTATTAATGATTTTGGACAAGCAGACGCTTTAGAAATATTAGAAAAAAATCCACCTCTACCAGAATATGCTGCAAAAAATGACGAATACTTAGAAAAGTTAAATCAATATGAATCATATACAAGCGCCTTAGAAAGAGCAGACATAGATCCAAACTCCTTAAAAGGAAAAACAAATGAAGAGGTTGGAGAAATCATAGGAACTATATCTGAATATGAAGACGTGCTTGGAGTACCAGTGCCTCGTAGCTTTGGTAGAACGGTTGAAGAAATACCCGTTGGTTTTTATGAAGATGATGCTTTAATAGTAGAACCAAGGATGCCTTCTAATTTTATTAACAAGGTAAATGAAACTCCACCAGATTTTGCTGGCAATATTAATTTAAACAAAATTGATTCTCCAGATGAAATAAAAAACGCTATAAATGCTATTGCAGAAAATGAAGATGCCTTTATGGAAGCAAGAAGGGGGGTTGTTAAATTCGGATCGGACGGAGCAGAGTTGCGAGCGTTAGCAGAAGAGACTGGTTTGACTGAAGATCAATTAATAAGTAGAAAAAAAGGCTCTGCATTTAATGCAGAAACCGCTTATGCTGCTCGTCTTATAAACCAAGAGTCCGCAACTGATCTTGTTAAGCTTGCAAAAAAAGCGCAAGGTAATAACGCAAGCCCTAATGATTTTTATAATTTCGAGAAAGCACTCACCAAACATGTTGCTATACAAGAGCAATTAGCAGGTATAACAGCAGAGGCTGGAAGAGCTTTAAGACAATTCAGGGAAACAGCTAGATCCGAGGAAGCTATACAAGCAAAAGCTATTGGTGAATATGTGCAAGCAAAAGGCGCAGGAAATATAGAGGAAATGGCTGTATTAATTAGCAACCTTGACACTCCTGAACAAATTGCAAAATTTAGCAAAGATGCACTTAAACCAAAGTTTAAAGACAAATTACAAGAAGCTTGGATTAATGCGCTTCTATCGTCTCCATCAACTCATATTGTAAACGTAGTTTCTAATGGTATTGTTGCAGCAACCCGTATGCCAGAATATGCAGTAGCTTCTTTAATTGGTGCTGGTAGAAAAGGATCAGACAAAGTTTCATTTACTGAAACTGGCGGAAGAATATACGGAAGTATGTATGGATTTCTTGATGGTATAAGAGCATTTAAAGATGCTTTGATTGATCCAAAATCAGTAGACGATCCATTAACAAAATTAGAGCTACAAAGACAAAACTCTATATCTGGAATAAAAGGAGAAATAATAAGACTACCTGGAAGATTCCTAACTGCTGAAGACCAATTGTTTAAGTCTGTTGGTTATAGACAAGAGCTATGGGGGCAAGCATTAAGAAAAGCAAAAGCTGAAGGCAAGGGAATTAAAAGAGCTTACGAGATCATGGATGATCCAGCAAAAAACTTTCCAGACATACAGCTTAAAGCACAGGAAACAGCAAGGTATCAAACATTTACAAATCCTCTTGGCTCAACTGGTCAAAAAGTACAAGGAATTATTAATAATCATCCATGGACAAGGTATATAGCTCCCTTCGTTAGAACCCCAGTAAACATAGTTAAATATGCTGGAGAGAGAACTCCTTTTGGTATATTTGCTAAATCTTACAAAGAAGCAATTAAAAAAGGTGGAGCTGAAGCAGATATAGCCAGAGCAAGGGTTGCTGTCGGATCAACCGCTATGGCTAGTGTTTCCATGTTAGCAAATGATGGCCTTATAACAGGAAGAGGCCCAGCAGATTATAGGGAAAACAATGTTTTAAGAGAGACAGGATGGCAACCATATTCAATTAGGGTGGGAGATACATATTATGCTTATAATAGATTTGAACCTGTGGGTATATTGTTTGGACTAGCAGCTGACTGGGCTGATATTTATAAATACACTAACAAATCTTTTACTGAAGAGAATGGCCCAGAGCTTGGCAAGTTAGCTGCAATGCTGGGAGCATCATTCACAGAAAACATTACTAACAAAACATTTTTGACTGGCGTAAGTGATTTTATTAATGTTATGTTTAATCCAGACAGATATGGAGAGCGATCTATACAAAGGTTTATGGGAAGCTTTGTTCCAACCGCGTCTTATTATGTAAGAAAAGCTGAAGATCCTATTATGAGAGATGCGCAAAACTTAACAGATCAATATCTTAATAGAATACCAGGACTATCTACGGAATTGCCAGCAAAAAGAAATGTGTTTGGAGAAGTAAGAACCTTTACAAAGGGAGCAGCCCCTAAATGGATGGGCGGTATCGGAGAAACTTTTTCCCCAGTTGCAAAATCTACAATTAAAAATGATGTAGTTTTTGAGGAATTAGCAAAATTAAAAATAATACCTGTAAAACCTAAAAGACAAATAAGTGGAGTTGATATAGATTCAAAACAATATGAAAGCTTGTTAAAAGAAATGCTATCTTTAAATACTAAAAATAGAATTAAAGATTTTATTGAAAGCCCTGGTTATGATGGCCTCTTACCAATGGTTAAGACTGAGGTTATAAAAAGAATTCTTGCACAAGATCAAAAAACAGCCAGAGAAATGACCGTGATTAAAAATCCAGAAATTTTAGACAAGCAAATGCAAGAACTAATGAAAGAGTTGGGACAAACCCAATAACCACATGTCCCGCCAATCAGAAAGAGTTGGCCGATCTGGAGAGTATTTAGTAGCCTCGGTGCTTTCTGCTTTTTCGGACACCGTTACCGTGATGCCACACGGATCTAAAGCCGATATCATCTTTGAGGTTGGCCACACTCTTTATAAGTGCCAGGTCAAAACACAAAAACAAATAGAGAAAGCCAGAAAGAACTGGCGGTTTGATTTGCGTTGTGGTTCTCATTCTAAAAATAGGTTTTATAAGAAAGGTGATATAGATGTGTATGCTTTGGTAGCATTAAATTGTCAAAAGGTTTTATTTGCTTTCCCTTGTGGTAAAGGACAGATAACCGTTGAAGACAAAGATATCCAAGCAACAGATTCGTTGCAAAATACAGAAGATCTATTTAAAGAGCTTCAATGTCAACAGACACCATAGGATCTTCGTAATGCTCAACAGAGTTCATACCTAAAGATATTAGATACTCAGCCACCTTATGTGGTTCTTTCTGCTCGCTCTCACAAAAATCCTTAAACTTTTTAGCAAGATGTTTGTTTACATATATTGGTTTTCTTCCGTTTCTTTCTTTAAGAATTGGATCGTCAAACTCATATAAGTTCATAGTTACCTCATTAATCAAGAGAAACTTCTACAGAATATTTACCAATGTCATTACCCTTTGCGTCTACACCATGTACCATTTGTAACTCAAGATCTATAAAGTGTTTGGCTTTTAATAAGTCAGTCACTCTATCACTCTTCTCGCCTTTACTTCTGGTTATGTACTTCAGACAACTACCTAAGTTATATGACAAATTATTAGCGTATATATAGTCTATCGGCTGTATTCTAGATTGCTTGTAGTGTGTTCCAGCTACTTGGTTATTGGTTGCAAGCTTGTCTATTGCTTGATCCCATTCCTTCTCATCGCCTATATCTGTATGTGCATATATAGTTTTATTCATAAAATTTCTCCACTTTTTTATTAATATATCACTTGTAAATTAGTAATATTGGTTTATTATAAACAAAAATATTAATAAAAGGGAAATTTATGGAAATATTAGAAAAGAATTTTGACATATCAAACACCATAGAGGTTGACGAACTAGCAGATAGATGGGGAGTCAGCAAGAAAACAATTGACAATAGAAGGTATAGAGGCCAAGGCCCAAGCTATTTTAAAATTGGTGGCAAGATTAAATACGATCTTGATGATGTGAAAAGAATGGAACAAGACTCTTATATTTCTGTAAATGGCACACGCTAAGTTAAGTCCGTCATCTGCAAAGATATGGATGGCATGTCCAGGTATGCCACAATTACTTGCAAGCGCAAACGTAGAATACAAAGTAGGTATACCTGCTGCTACTGGTACGCTGATTCACGAAATGGTAGAGACACTACTCAAGGGTAGGTTAAACAATCTCACATTAGAAGAATACTACTTAGATACAACACACCATGTAGAAGACTTTGACATTACAGTTGACCAAGAGATGATTGACTGCGCAAATATATATGTAGATTACATAGATCAAAGAATACAAGAGTTAGATATAAAAAGACCTTTAATTGAAGAGAAGGTAAACATGCCAGAAATACATGTAGATCTATGGGGAACAGCAGATGCTATTCTCATTGGCAAAGACATGATAGAAGTAATAGATTTAAAATCTGGTAAGTGGGCGGTTGAGGCAGATAACCCACAAATGCGTATCTATGCACTAGGAGCATTATCAAGATACGGAGATGATTGCACAGTTCAAATGACTATCGTACAGCCAAGAGGTTGGCACAAAGATGGTCCTATCAGATCATATTCCATATCAGCTATTAACTTAGTTGAATGGGCTTATGAAACTTTAAAGCCAGCAGCCGAGGCTTGCTATGAAGAAATACCCACATATAACTATAGTAAAGACGGATGCCGTTGGTGTAATGCTAAAGATATATGTGATACATATAAACATAATAAAAAAGGAGAATAGAATGACTGAAGTACAACAAGAACCTATTAAGTTTAGCTTTGAAGAAGGCGGAACTGAGTATGCGTATGACGATCTTACTGAAGAGAATAAAATACATTACAACAAATTAGCTAATGTTGAGAGACAGAAAAATGAATTAGTTGGCAATGCAAATTTTGAATTAGAAAAGCTTGATATCTTAAGAGCTGAATACAGCAAAAGATTACAAGATGCAGTAGAGTCTGAATCTGTTATAGAGACTTCTTAATGTCGTTAGCTAATATAAGACAGAAGGCAAAACTAAAACCACCAATCATGGTTATCTATGGACCTGGTGGTATTGGTAAGACAACCTTTGGCGCAACTATGAATAAACCAATCATAGTGCAAGCTGAAGATGGTATCGGTAAGATAGAGTGTCCACATTTTCCTGTGGCTAAATCTTACAATGAGTTTGTTGCAAACTTAAAAGCATTAATTGATGATAAGTCTGAATACAAAACTGTTGTAATAGATAGTTTAGATTGGCTAGAAACTTTGATGCAAGAATATGTTTGTGAGAAAAATGGATGGCCAGATATATCTGCACCAGCCTACGGAAAAGGTTATGCGGCTTGTCTTGAGACATGGAAAGAGTATCTAAGTTTGTTAAACGAGTTGCGAGCAAAAGGATTTACTATTCTACAAATTGCACACAATGAAGTTAAAAGGTATGAAGACCCATCAAGCGAGCCACATGATAGACATCAGATCAAGTTGCATAGAAAAGCAGCTGATCTAATCATTGAGCATAGTGACGCTGTTTTATTTGCTAATTACAAGATAGGTACTATCCAAGTAAAAGGCAAAGGCGGTGGTATGACTACCAAACTTAAACAAGGTGATAGAACTATCTTTACACAAGAAACACCAGGCTTTCAAGCTAAGAACAGGTTTGGTCTGGATAACGAGATGCCTTTTGATTGGAAAGAAATCAGAGAGCAGATGTTGAGATGAATGAGATATTGCTATTAGAGTACAACGAGTATGATCCTGGTGAAGATCCACAGTTTACAGATGGTTATTGTAACTACTGTGGGTCTGAAGAGGATGATTGCGTTGAATATAAATGTTGGATTTAAAAAAAGGAGTAAATAATGGATCTAAGTAATTTTAATGTTGATTCTGTCGGTGAAGGCAGAGGACAAATAGAGCCAGGTAGACATGTTCTGCATTGGCAAGGCGAAGAAGAAGAGTTAGTGGAAGGTAGAAACGGATGGCGCGGGTGCAAGATGTATTTTGAGGTAGGTGATTCTGGTATAAGAATTAACCATACCTTTACAGTTGGACATGACAATCCTAAGTATGTGGATAGTGGTGTTAAATCTATTTTACTTATGGCGCAAGCTATGGGTGTTAAAGAGCCACCAAAAGATACATCTACTGCATTTATGGGTAAAAGTGTATCTGCTGAACTTGTAAAAGATGAGAACGGATATCTAAAAATTAATGAGGATTGGGGTAAGACTTGGCAGTCAACTGATGCAAAGCCAAAGGTTGTTAGTGAAAAGCCAATACAAGCTGGCCCATCAGAGGCAGACTTAGCAGCAGTAGGATCTACAGCTGACGATGAAGCACCCTTTTAATTTTGATGGTAATAGAAGGCCTACGCTGTGCGCTTATTGTAAGCGTCCAGCAGGCCCGTTTTTAAAACAAGACGGAGAACATTGGCTTGGAGCGTGCTGTATGGATCATTTAAAAAAGATTGGTGAAGGTTTGAGACTGCCAAACAAAGCACAATTAAATGATGATGGAGTTGAATACTCAATAGCACAAACCAAGAATTTATATTTAGATTTAACATTAGAAGAAGAAGACAAACCATTGCATAAATGGGATAGGGAGAATCGTAAAAAAGTATTTACTTCTATTGTTAGAGAATATCTAAACTGGGCGAACGTGCAAGCCGAGTTAGATGACCAGAGAGCTGCAAATGGATTTAACAAAGTACCTAAAGAGGGACGTACTCTATAACGATTTAGGATTTAGTACAGGAAAGAGTACACACGATTTAATAAACGAGATGCAAGCACAAGGATTGCTTGTAGACTTCTTAGAAATTACTGGCGAGATAATAAGAGTACCAGTTCAAGCAATAAACAGTAAACCAGATACAGGTGGCCAGCGTAGTGGATACTATGTGGTAAACCAGGTGGGTGAACACATGTTCTGCACTTATGGTAATTGGAAGACTGGATTTGAAGGCAAATGGTCTTCTATAGATACCAATACCCTAAGTGTGGTTGACAAGCAAGCACTACATAAACAAATGGAACAGGCATCTGCTCAAGCGAAAGAGCAGAGGAAACTGAGACAAGATGAGGTTGCTGTAGAGGCACAAGAAAGAATGAATATATGCCACGAGGCTACTGAACATGAATATCTCACGAATAAAAAAGTTAAAAGTTATGGGTTGAAGCAATTAAATGGTAACTTAATTGTTCCTGTCTATTCTACTACAGGCGAGATTCGTTCTCTACAGTCTATAGATAAAAAAGGCAACAAAAGATTCAAATCTGCATCAGAAATCAAAGGTAATGTATTTTTAATTGGTACTACCTTTTTAGATCTAAAAGATATAGAAAAATTAATTATAGTTGAGGGCTACTCAACTGCTGCTTCAGTTTATGAAGCTACCCAGATTCCCGTGGCTTGCGTATTTAGTGCCAACTTTACGTTGGATGCAGCCTCTAAATTGCGTAAGCTAACGGGTGCTAGATTTATTTTAGCCCTAGATAACGATGAGAACGGCGTGGGTGAGAAGAAAGCGCAAGAGTGTGCAAGTGCCGTGCTTAATTGTGCGGTGCGCTTACCGAGCGAGCGCGGAGACTACAACGACTTATATTTAAAGCATGGTTTGGATAAAGTGAAAGCTGAACTCATGGAGCATAAGTTAGGCATACAAAAGTACGCGATCAGAAACCTAGTAGGTAAGCCAGAGCCACAAAAATTTTTAGTAGATGGATTAATACCCATAGCCAAGCCAGGCATTTTAGCAGCCGTTGGTGGTGTGGGTAAGTCATTAAGTATTATTCAGCTAGCGTTGGCAATATCTTGTCCAGGCGCGCGGTGGTGGGGGAAGGATGTTAAGGAACATGGTAATGCTGTAATTTTTTGTGCTGAAGATGATTTAATGGAAATACATAGGCGTTTAGATCTGCTTGACCCCAAAGGCAGACGTTTTAACTCCTCGTTTGACGTTTATGTGTTTCCAGTCCCAGAGCAAAAAGAACCCATGATCTTGATGCGAGAAGAAGGGGTTACACCTATCGCGCAAGAGCTAGTGGAAGAGTTGCAAGCCATACCAAATTTAAAGTTGGTTTGCTTTGACCCGTTACAAGCATTTACAACTGGTAATGTATCAAGCAGTAATGAGGCGGGCCAGTTATGGGGATCTTATTGCGCAAACATATCAGCGCGGTTAGGTTGTACAACGCTTACGATTCATCATTTAAACAAAGGTGCGTTAACCAATGATTCAGATGATGCTATGAGCCATAGAGCTGAGATCAGAGGTGCGAGTTCAATCACAGACTCAGTAAGATTTGCATTAAGTTTATGGTTGGCGAGTGCGGAGGATTGCGAAAGAATCTGTGAGGAAATGCGCGTGAAGTATGACCGCATGGCCGTAGTAAAAGCAGCATTAGTGAAATCTAATTCTGGTAATGTTGACTACGATACCAAAACATTATTTAGGAAAGATGGAGTGCTTGAATTGTTAGAGGAAGTGCAAAATCCAATCAATTTATATGACAATTTTTAAACCAATCGTTGGGAACTTTAGGGACATACATGCGAAGTTTAGGGACATACATGAGAAGTTTAGGGACATACATGCGAACTTCCTTCCCATATATCCATATTAATATACATATTAATAGAGGAGTAGAACCCCTTAAGGGGTTCGTACTCCAGACAAAGGAAAGAAAAGATTATGAAATTTAGAGAAGTAGATAAAAATTATTGGTGGGTTAGCGCGAGCGCGGAAGCGAAAATAGACAGCGCGTTAGTACCTTATTCGCTCTCGCGGAAGAAAGGCCAGTTTATGGATGTGCGCGCGTTAGTGTGGCATTGGTATCGTACGTCTGTGGCGGGTAATGTAGAGCTATCGCAAACTGCACGTTTCGTGGGGTGGGCGTTAGCGGAGCGGTGGAGGTATGAAACTTGGTCTTCGCATGATGCGATTAGTTATTATGCAAAGATGACTGGCGTTAATAGAAAGAGCGTTGGCAAGGCGGTTGCGGAATTAAGCGAACATAATTTAATTTGGATTGTCTTGGAGGGTGAGCCGAAGCGACTGAAGAAATCCCAGAGCGGTGGGAGAAAGCATTTTTTAGTTGTTGGTTTGGCTAGTATGGTGCGGGATTGATTCGTTCGGTGGGCGTGGGGAGGCGTGCGAGGAACTAGCGAAAGCGCTTTTAGGGGGAGTTTATCTTTGGAGAAGATAATTGGCCTCCGCTAGTTCAAACTTATTATATCATTTCTTGTCTTTTTTCTCTTTGGTTGGTTTTTTCTTTTCGCGCTTGCCGAAGATGCGATCAAACTCAGACTCGTATTTTTTACGATCTGGAATTGGTCTCGGCGTACTTCCTTTTCCTGTCATTAGTTACTCCTGGTTAATATGTCTATAGCGTTTATCTTTTGCAAACGCTTCTGTTAGTTTCGCGCGGTCGTCTTTAGATACGATTCTTAATAGTTTCTCTGGGGTCAGGCCATTTTTCCATCCACCGCTTTGGCTTAAGCCGTATTTATCGCGCATTTGTTTCATTATTTCCTCTGTGGTCATTTCTAAAGCCTCTCAACGCCGTGGTTGTCTACAAAGGCTATGTTGTCTCCATCTTTGTCTTTAAGCAACCACGCGCCTTCTGTGTTCGTTTTAGAGTGTTCTGTTGTTGCGAATGGTAATTCGCCAGTTACTCCATTATCGCGCATGTGTGCTGTGTACTTTCCTAGTGCTTGGTCAAATGTCATTGTTTCGCCGTGAATAGTATTATTAATAAATGTATCTGGTCATCTCTTAGACCTCTTAAATGCTTTGGTATTCGTCTTCTGTCTATTTTCATTATTTATTACCCCTCTTTACATATCTATAGGTTTCAGGATTCCATTCGGCATCTAAAAGCTTTGTTAATTCCCATCTAAGACTGCTTAAGTTGTGAACATCAGACAGCCATAAATC